AACCCCGGGCGCGATCTTGGCGATGCGAAAAGGTTGGCGTTCAAACCCTTCTTTCAGGTAAGTGACGGTGATGATGTCGCCCGGCCGCAAGCCCAGCGCCTTTACGCTGGTATCGAACGTGATGTAGGTGTTCCCGCCGACCGCCTTGTCCAGCGTGAATTGAGAGATCCGCGCGGCCTGGTCGTAGTTCGGAATCCCCAGCGCCATGAGCGTGGTAGTGATCACCTGGCCGGTAAGCTGGACATCTTCGACATCCACCGTGAGCAGGCTGTCCTGCTGGTAAGAGTTAAACGCGTCTTGAAACTCCACAGTGATTTGGTTGGGCGTGTCTGCGATGCTTCGGGAAGACACCTGTACGCTCGGCTCTCCGTTACTCTTGCGCAAGATGTTCGCGACGCCGGTCGATCCGTCGCTGAACTCATATGCCGGCCAGCCGCCATTCAGCGGCTCCGTGCTGTTGCTCCAAGCCGGCAGAGTCGGCTGCTGCAGAGCAATCGAGTTTTCCACCTGTAACTGCAGCAGTCCGCCTACGCTGTATGTGAACAACAGCCTGGCTGCGTTGCGGATTCCCCGGATCGTGTCCGCCGCGTTGCGGCGAAATTGCAAACACAGGTTGCACTGAAAACGCGGGATCATGATATTGTTCCCGTTCAGATCCTGCGTCTGAATCTGTTGGTCGCAATATGCCGCCGCAGCGGCGAATGTCGTCAGATCGATGTTCTCGGTCCCCCACCCGCTGCGTTGCAGAATATCCAGCAGTATCCACACGGGATTGGCGGTGAACTCGGTGTTCTGGTATGTCCCATCAGTCCCATAGATCGGCAGTTGCAGGCCATCCGCCAGGACTTGCACGGTCGGCAGCGATTGGCCATTGCTGATCTGATTCGGTACCGCGATCGACAAGTAGGCCATGCTGCCGTAAGGGTCGCCTGCCGGGTTGCCGGCCGCGTCTGCAAAATTAGGGTCGAACGCGCCGTTCCGGCCGCCCAGGCTGATCACGTTATACCAGCCCGTCGACGTCATGTTTCGGCCGGATTGCCCGACGGGAATCGCGATCTGGTTTACCAGCACCATTTGCACGTCCTGGATGGGGCCCATCCCCAGCAGTACTTCCATGAACGTCAGGTTTCCGTCATTCCGCGTAAATACGATGGGCGGGTAATACCAGGCCGTGCCGTATAACAACGGGACAAAGTCATTGTAGACTGCGAGATTATCCTCCACGGGCGCGTACTGCCACGCATTGCCGTAACTCCGAACCTGAATCGACGAAGGCACGAACTCCAGCCCGCCGAACCGGTTCGGCCCGGAGAACATTCCGCGCGCTTCGCAGTCCGTGCGGGTGTAGGCGCACGATGTGTACGGCGCGCCGCCCACCATGGAGCCCACGCCACTGGCCTGGTCGGGTGAATATCCGCAGGAGTAGAACAACGAGTATGACCCGCTGGCGCCCCCGCTCACGGCTTCCTGCCTCTGCTGTGGGGTGGATGGAAATAGCCAGGGACAGCGCCGTTGGATCCGGACAGGCGGCAACAGCACGCTTTGCATGTTCATCCAGTTAACGGCCGAAAGTTGAAACAGCGATTCGGTGCTCTGGTCCGGCGGGTTAACAATGCCCTGAAACAAAACTGCCGCATCCGAGGTTGGCGCGCCTTCGAGCACATTGTAAAACAGGAACGTCACCGTCAAGGTAGCGCCCTTCCAACCTACCGATCGTTCCAGCTCCGAGAAGTACGAATCGGCGTTCGCCATCGAGAGCGAGACGCGTGGAATCGCATCCACGCCTTGATCCGACGATGTCTGCACGGCGAACACGTTGTGCTTCATCACCCGCGGCGCGTAGGTATTGCCGCCGTAAGCCACTTGGTGGGTGCTCCAGTACTCCGCCTGCCCGCTCTGCAATACGCACTGGAACAACAGCAGCGGCGTGTCCGTGACCGCCATCTCTTTCAGATCATAGATACTCAACATTGACGATATCCAACTCGCAGGAATAACGGCCGGGGCCGACTGTGGTGATCGTTAGTGTGTCAGTTTGAAATCGCGCGTTCGGGTACACGCCGCCTGTCTCCGCTGTCTGTTTGTACATTGAGGCAGTGGTCTGCGCCTCAGCCTGGATCCCAAAGACATCCAAGGTAGCCCCCGGATCCAGTGCGATGCCGAAGTTAATGGAATCGGCGGTGTCCTGCAACTGGCCGGCGGACGTCAGCCGCGTCCACTGCGGGCCGATGGCCTGCGCGGTGGTCGCCGAGCCGCGCACAAGCCAAACCTGCGTGCTCTCATCGCTGCGTGCATAAAGGCTCAGGCAGTAGTCCAGGGACGCGGGTGCGTTTATCGATTGTTGTAGCGTCAAAGTCGCGGCTGTGGGGTTACTCACTTGATATGCAGCCGTGCCTCCCATAGGGTCCGCTACACCGGCTGTCAACGTCAAAAGCGGATCGGCCTGCCAAACGGCCTGGTTCTGTTGCTGGCTCCACGCTAGCAGATTATCGACGGGATCCAGGAAGGTGAACGGCGTCAAGCTGCCTTCGACAGCCTGAAAAAGAGCTTCGAGGGCGGCCAGCTCCTGATCGGTCAGTTCGTCGAACGAGAGGTGCCATTCCGTGACCGCCGCCGCCGGATCGGCCAGCTTCACCTGGTATCCCTGCCAGCTTTCGTTGACCACCGTCCTAGCCGAGCGCTGCCTTGCGATGGGAAACTGACCCGTCGCCCCCGAAGATAGTTGCGGAAAGTAGATCACTGTTATGTCCTGTTTTCGCAGACGGTGAGCGTGGTCTTACCCCGCATCTCACCTTTCAGTTGAAAGCTGAAACCGTCTTTGGCCAGGCTGCAATTCGGATATGCCGTGCCATCCCATGGATCGGTGAAGGAAAAGCTGCCGAATCTGCCCTGGTTCGAGATGAAAAATTGATCTAACGCAGCCAGCTCGGATTCGTCCAGCAGGTCGAGTTGAATCGTCCACTGATGCAATATCGAAGGGTTATCTCGAAATCGCTGCTCGGTGCCGTCCAGAAAGCGAATCGTATCGGTGTTGAACAGCAGCGTTTTCTTCGCCGGATACTGCATGACGGCGCCGGTCTTGAGTGTGGGAAACATGACCGTCAGAGGCTCGTAATGACGTCGTTGATGGAGCTCATGTTCAGCATCGCCTGCCGCACCGCCTGGGCGATGTCGTCGCTATGATCGAGAAACGACTGGCTGTCCATGGCTTGTACTTGGACGGTAATTTGCTGCGCCCCTCTCGACCCGCCGCCGGCAACTGAACGCGGCTGACCGTTCTCTCCCCAAACTACGCTTTGGTTGTTGGTAGTGGACTCCAGGTTCAAAGAAGGGGGGAGCGAATAAGGCGCGAGCGGCGCCGGTTGCGACGATCCGCCGCCAAACAGGCTCGAAAACAGGGATACCAGCGGCAGCAGACTAAGTCCGCCGCCTAGGAGACTGCTCGCGGTGTTGAGCACATCTGAAACGGCCCCGCCGCCGGTACTCTTGGCTTGGCTATTTTGTGCCAGCGCGTCGGTATTAGCCGATGTTGCCTGCGTCTGCGAATCGATCGTTTGCGCGGCTTGGCCGAGAGCGTCGATGAGGCCCTGTTGCGCCGTTGCCGATTGCCCGCCTGTCTGATTGCCCGACGCTTGGCTGAAGGCGCCCAAGAGTGTCTGTTGTGAAGTACTAGCCATTTCGCCCTCTTGCCGTCGGCCCGCTGTTGCGCCGTCCAGTGCTAAGGACGGCCTCCGCTTCCGCAATCTCGTGTTCCAAAATCAGAAAAGCTTCCACCTCGCGCGCCCCCAAACCTTCGATTCCTTTCTGCCCTAACTTACGCCGCACTAAGTACTCCTCGAGCCATGCCATGCTTTGTGCCGTGACAAACGATTTCGGACAGACAGTGGTCGATGCATTGTTCCTGGCCCACACTATGCGCTCCGCGGTCTGCAGAGCCTCCGGTATCCACCCGCACCGGCGTTTCCTTTCCAGGCCGGCTCTACGGCAAGTCCCGCACTCCCAGCCGGCTTGGTTCGAGAGTTGAAAATGGAGTGCGACGATCAGTTTTTTCTTTCGGCTTCCGACAGGCCGCACTGTCGCTTGACGGCGGCCAGCGCCTCTCGAAACAGATCCTCAGGGCCGCCCGCAGCCAACGATTCCGGAGTTGCCGGCAGCCCGTCCAACTCCAGACCCGTGATTTCCTTCAATCCCCAGAGCAGATAAATCCGATCGATCTCAGAAGCCAGCAGCGCGGCTTCCATCTTCTCGTTGGGAGTGTCGCCCGCTTCCACGAACTCCTTCCGCGCCGCCAAATCCCGGATATTCCGGGTTAGCTCCACCCGCCGTCCGAACGACATTTTGGCTAGGGTATAACTGACTCCGGGCGCCACGGCGGACTCTATGGTTTCAAAGCTTGTATATTCCATCTCCCCGCCAATTCAAGTTATCCGAACGCCACTACGATTTCGTTGTCCGCCGTCCCCTGGGCTTTCGATCCTTGGAACTTCCATTGCAGCATGTTGTCGCTGTCGTCGAACTCGGGCACCACCGGCACCACGCTCATCATATACACGCCCATCACCTGGCCGGTTTGCTGGCCAAGTTGAAACATCACGCTTACCGGCGACTGCTGCCGCGCCGCCTGGTATAGCCCTTGTGTCGCGGCATCGTCCATCTCATACAGGCTGAAGGCCGCCGTCACCGACCGCGGACCCGGTGCGATTGCCAGCGGCAGATTGCTTCCGAATTCCTTCGACCGCATGTCCAGGCCGTTGTCCAATTGAAATGTCCCGCTCGTGATTGTGTAGAACTGGCTAGGCGTGCTACCCAGCCAAGCTTCGCCCATGTTACCCGGCACAATCGCATAATCGAAGGTTTCCAGGGCCGGCTCCGCGGGGAAGGTGCCGAGTTGCCCCATTCCCGCCGCGAAACTGGCGCTATCGATCAGATCTTGCGCCATTCCCTCGAACTCAAACTGGTGAAAATCGCCATTCACCTTGACCGTCATCCGGTTTACGGCCGCGCCGCAGAGAATCCGCTGCAGCGCCGTCGCGGGATCCCAGTAGTCGAAAACGCTGACGCTTGGCAGTTCCGTCGCTGGAAAATAGGAAATGCTCGGTGCGATTTCGGTCCCCGCGGCGGGAGCGCTGGAAAATGGGGCGTTCACTTCCACCGCCGTCGTGCTAACGATTGCCGTGACAAACCGGATCTCGCCGCCGCATGATACGCCTTGGCCCACTACGAGCCCATGCGGCGACGCAAATGCGAGCGACGTGCCGCTCGAGCCCGCCGCGGCTGCCCCTCCCGCGTATATCGCCGGAGCGGCGCCCATGCTCGCCTGAAAAAGCGGACCATAAGACGGGCCCGAACTCTGTCCTCCCCAGCTCGTCATATAGGTTGTCAGGTCGAAACTGGTTGTGCGTCTCAGCCCCACCGGTATGCCGACAAACGTCCGGCTGCCCGTCTTATCCCGCCGGTCGGCCTTCTCCAACTGATTCTTGGCCGTCAGCTTCACCGCGGGAAACCGGTTCTGCGCCGCGATCGCCGGCGTCTGTCCGTAACTGCTTTCCAACCCCGTATAAAAGCGGTTGGCATTGGATGAAATGTACGAAGCCATAGGTCTAGTCGCTCACCCCTATTTCAAAGGTCACCTTGCCCACCTGGATAAAGTTCTGCCCGCCATGCTTCACGGGCCCCAGGGCCGCTTCATAGCACCCGGCATAGTACATTCCCTCGCCCCAGTCGCCCCGGTTCTGGTCCAGCACTTGCGTTACGGCATCCACATACGATTGAAGCTGGTCTTCGATGCCTCCCAGCCGGTCCTGCGAGACTCGCACTTCGATCGCCATGGTGGCCTTGCCGGAAAAGTTTCTGAACTTCTCCTTGAGCTGATTAACGATCTTTTCGCAGTACACGCTGACCGCGGGATACAGCACGTCCGTGCTGCGCTCCGCCAATTCAATCGATACGTTCTGTGCCAGAATCTGATTCTGACCGAGCGGCGGCAGAGTGGCGTTCTCCGCCTCGGCCAGCGCGGCTACGCAGGCATTCAGCCCCTGGGGCAAATTCAGCAGTGTGACTACCTGCGCGGTGACCGTGCTGCCAACCCATGCCATTCTTTAGCCCCTCTGAATTACTCGCGGCAGCGCGCGCAAAAAGTCCGGCGCCTGTCCGGTCCCCGGACCCTGTCCCAGGGTGGATACCGGCCCCGCCTGCACCCACACTTCATCCAACGCCAGCGGCGCCGTATTCTGCAGCGTCATGGCCGTGGGCGAAAGCCCTACATAGACGTTCCAGGCCGTCGCATTGGCCGGCAGATTAACCGGCTGGGCCACTAATGCGTTCCCCGCCGCCACGCTTAGTGTACTCGGATTGCTCGCCTGTCCCTCTTCGTTTTCGACGTTCAGCCACGACACGCTGGCGCTGTACGTCATGGCCGGCTGACCGCCCGGAATCGACGTCAGTTGCGGCGGAACCGCCTGGGGGATCGGGTCCATTGCGATCCCGATTCCGGTCTGAATCAGCTTGTCCATGGCCCACTTCGCCAGTTGCTGATACTGATTCCGCTTGCCTTGATAGCGGTCGTTCAGTTGATTGAAGTAAGCGTCCTGATACACCAGCGTCAAGGTTTGGAACACGTGCCAAAGCTGTAGCGGCGGTGTCACCACGATGTTGTTTAACTGCGGGTCCGGTTGCAGCCAGAATTGCCAGCCGTGGCTATTGCCGCGCTGCAGCAGCGTCGTAATCTCGATCCCCAGTTCTTGTTGCGCCAGGGTTAGTTTTTGACTGAGGTCGATATTCTCAGTCTGCGCCGTGGACAGCACGGAGGAGTCTTGCGCCGTGAGATCCTGGATCGTCGATATGCCGTCCGTGAATAGCGCCATCTCCGCTGCCGCCTACTCTTTGCCCGTCTGCGCGCCGCCCCTTAGCTTGCGTAGCTCATTGGGCGAAATTACGGTGAATTGCATCCGCGATGCCGCCGCCAACTGATCGGCCTGGCGCTTCGCCTCCGCCTTTTGCTCTTGGAACTCGCGCGCTTCCTCGGTCGTAGCCAGCCGCGCCGCGCCTTCCACGATCATCCGGGCCGCAATTCGCCGTGGGACCTCGGTGCGCACTCCTGGCCGCCCGCCGTCTTGCGTCTCGAGGCTGACCAATACCGCCGCGGGATCTTTCAGGCTTTCTTCCATCGCCCGAATCTTCTTGAAATAAACTTGTAAGTCCATGGTTGTTCCTCGTGGGCCGGGCGTACCCGGCCCCCTTCTCTTGTTGAACGCCTCGGTTCGCTGAAGTCCATGAGCGCTACGCGTTTACCTGGACGCCAAAGTTGTTGCGTATCACTGCGCAACCGTACAGCACGTCGACCGTGAACTGCTGCGCCAACGTATTCGGCTGGTAGCTCATCACTACCCGCATGCCGAAGTTCCCCATCTCGGCGTAGTGCGCCACCGCGCCCGTGCCATACAACGGCTGCGGCAGTCTCCGGATCACCAGGCCGATCGCCGGCTTGGTGAAC